CTATTTCATTAGGTTGTATATCTTTTATTTCTATAAAATATTTATATATTAAATAAGAAATTTGTTGTTTAGGATCTATACTTAATTCTTTATACAAAAAAGTTCTTATATCTTCTAATATATTATAACTTTTTATAAAAGAAATATTGTTTAATATTTTATCTACAGTATCATTAATATTTTCAAATAAAAAATAAATTTGATATTCATCTTCATTAAATGAATCAAGATCTTTAGCTGTAGAAAATAAATAATAATTTTCTTGATCTAAATTGGATATAGTAATCATTGGAGATTTTATAGGAATAAAAGTATATCTATCATTATCCTTTATACGATATCTTAAAATAGAATGACCTTGCATATATGAATTTATGTATAAACTTAAAGAATTTGTATGCTGTTCTAAAAAACATATATTAGCATTAAAATTATTCAATTTGTCGTATCTCCTTCTTTTTTAGTACTATTATTTATAATATTTTTAATTAAGCGATAATCTGAATTAATTTTATCTAATTGAGTTTGCTTTTCTGCTTCAGTAATTTTTTTATCTGAATATAATTTATTAACTTCATCAATGTAATCTACTCTATCTAAAAATAATTTTGTTAATAATTCATTTGTCTTAGCTTCTGGAATTTTTGAAGTAAATTGTATGTATTCAGTTACTGTATTTCTTATATCATAAAAGTAAGGTTTTTTATTATTATCATTATCTGCGTCATCAGCAGAAGTATTATTCTCGGTTGTTGAAGAACTTGAAGAATCATTTGTATTTGGTACATCTGGTAAATCACTATTACTGTGATTTGGTTTGCCAGATGTACTAGATGCTATATTCGATAAATAATCTATATCTGTAGCAAAAAATTGAAAAGTATTTTCTGTATATAAATCATTAATAGACATTACCTGTCCTTCATTAATAAAAGTTACTCCATACAATGCTAAACGTGCTTTATTACCATATTCATTGGCAAAACTAATAGTAATATTAATGGGAGGTAATTCGTCTACTAAGAAATGTGCATTTATTTTATATGTATCTAAATATTCTTCCATCATATCTTGTGCCCAATGTTTATTAAAAACTGTAAAAATTAATGTTCCTGCAATAGTTCTTGGTCCGAATACATATCCTTTAGCATTCATATCACCTATACATCTTACAGGAGTTTTTTCCTGATGCACGCTATATGTAACTGTTTGTAATGAACCAACTACTTTACTTATTGTTTTTCCAGTTATTGGTATTTCAAATACGCATACCATATCATGTCCAGAAAAACTTATATATTTATTTGAATAAGCAGAAGCAACACTTCTGTTAATACTAGTTTTTTGTTCTGCCATGTTTTCCTCCTATAAAAATAAAAAGTTGAAGGTTTTAATTCCCTCAACTTTTTATTACTGCTTTATTTATTTTTATTAAACTATTGAACCATTAGAATAGCTAGTTCCAGCACTAGTTACATTACTATTTTTAGTATTAGTGCTTGATGCAGAATTAGATGTTGATGTAGATACAGCATCAGCTCCAATAGACTGTGGAGTACCTGAAACATCTACTGGTGCAAGATATTTAACTCTACGAGCAACAAATGTACAAGCTTTTTCACTTGTTACGTTATCGATACTAAAACCAGAACCTTCATTTAAGATTTCAACACCATATAGAACAAGAGAAGCTTTTTGTCCATATTCGTTAGCAAAACTAATAGTAATATCAAATGGAGGAATTTCATCGTCATAAACAGGTCTAGAAGCTGGAGCTATATTATTTGTAATTGTTTCAGAATTAGTAGATGCAGGCGTATTTCCATCTACTGCCATTTTGGTCATTTGTTCGTCCCATTCATCAATAGAAATGGCCTGTTGAGATATATCTCCACCTATTCTATGAAAACTTTCTTCCTCTAAAACTTCATCTGCTAATGCATCTATTAAAGCATCTTTATCAAAAATAGTAAATACTAATGTTCCTGCAATACCACGTTTGCCTCGACTAAAAGAACGTGGTTCTGCTGAACCCATTGTATAAACAGGGGCTTTTTCCTTTATATTTAATATGAGTCGTTAATTCATATTCGATTTAATCAAAATCGCTCAATTTTTCAATTGAGAGTAGACTATTTCTTCACCTTCGCCTATGTAATTTAACATATCGTTAAGGGCAACCCATTTCAAGAGCACTTGCTCTCTAATGCTATTTCAAGCAATAGTCGTTTGACCTTCTTATTTCTAAGCTTGGCGACCAAACATCCATTATTTTAGTTTTTAGTCTCTCGACATGAACCATCTCTACTGTTGTTTCTGAATTTCTTCACATTCATAAAAGTTTCTATCTATCTTTTATTGTAGTCGTAGAGCTTTAGGAATTACTGGTTTTAAGGTTGTGTCCTACTTATATTTCTATAAGTACGGAGAATTAAGAGTTTAAAATATTTTTATATTTATTGTATTTACGGTCTAAATAAATATTTGCATCGTCATATAACCATGATAAAACTTTTAAAGCTTTTTCTCCAGAAACTTTGAATCTAAAACTTTTTCCTGTTCCTTTAATTATTTTAATACGAGAACAATCTATTGGAAAATAATTTTTTACTACTTCACATAAATCATAAGTTCCGCATAAACCTAAGCTGATTCGCTTAGTTTTATTTTCTTGAGAAATATATCCATCTCCATCAACTAATCCTCTAATACAATGTTTTATAAGATTACTTGGTACTTTAGGAAACATTGCTGTGTATGATTTATTTTTTAAAGGTATACCTTTTTTAACTAAATCTTCTATAATTTTTTTGTTTTTTATTTGTAATTTTATAGAATTTGAAGATGTTCGTTTTATAAGATTACCTTCGTATGATAAAATTCTTTTTATTTTATACAAAATATCTTTATCTCTATAATGTACCTCTATTTGTAAAAAATTGTTTGTTCCTAAATGGATATGTCCATCGGCTAATATAAAACCAACAATATAAGCATTTTCTTCGTTCCATTGATTAGAGAAAAAATTATAATCTACAGAAATAACATCTTTAACTTTTCTATTAATAAGTAACGTTTTATGTCCTCTTTGCACTATAGAGCACCATGAACGATTAGGAAATAGCTTTTGTATATAATTTTTAGGAGCATATTCAAAATGCTTACGTAGTAACAAATCTTCTTCTTTTGTCCATAAAATACCTCTAGATTTTTTACTATTTAATCCCATTTTATGAATTTTATCAATGATTTTATTTTTTGGTACATTAAAATAATTTACAAAATCAGATATTGACATAATATCAATATGATTTTTTATAAATAACATTTCTTCTTTAGACCAATATTTTCTTGACATTATAATCACCTAATTAATATTATATATTTAATAAGGCAATTTGTCATCATATTTAGATGAAATAAACTCTTTTAACTTTCTCTTTGTACATGATATGTAATAGCTTGAAGTGCACCTATAACAACGTTACCAAATGTTGCAACTATATCACAACCAGAAAATGTTGTATATGTACGTGCATAATCTGAAGCAACAGATTTTGCCAAATTTACCACTCCTTATGTATTTTTATTTTTTATTTAGATTTAATTTTTATAGTATTATTAACTGTACGAATTTCGTAGATAGGTACTATTGAGTAATTAATATCTATATTACCAAATTGCATTTTTGTTGGATCAACGCTCATTGTAAAGCTATATGATTCAATTAATGTACCTTGCAATTTATCTAACTTAGAAGTAATTGCAGTATGTAAGCTATTGCGATTAGCAGAATGATTTTGTTTACCAATATAAGGTTCAGCTGCTTGTCTAATAGCTTCTTCCACAGCACCCATAATTCTGCTAACAGAAAGTCTTCTGAATACAGAATCTGTTGGAGCCATAGTAATACCATCTGTAACTACAATACCTTTTGTAAAGCTACGTTTAAATGTAACAATACCTTTAGCAGTTAATGCTTCTAATTGGCTCTGAGTAAGGACAGGAGAAATTTCAGATATAGCAATTGGTTGATTTGTAGAGCTCTGATCTAATGGTAATGTTGATATCATTCCAGCATAAGAAGCAGCACAATTAGAAGTAAAATTATAATCATTATCTGTTCCAATAACTACATTAGTTTGTCCAAATACAACAGTTAAATTTCTACCTATAGGATATGCTAAATTATTTCTATCTAACATATTTCTTCCTAAGCCATTTTTAGCATATAAATCATAGTCTAGCTCTAATAATTTATTTACTTTATTGCTAATATCTTTTAAATTTAAGTTAGTAATACGTTCACAGCCGATAATGCCATGAGTATAAGCAGTTTTTAATTCAGTATATGTACAATGTTGATTAAATTGTCTAGCAAAATTATCTGTTGTACGATATGGAATATACATATTATAGTCATAAGATATTTTACGATCTTCTGGCATAGTATATTTCTGTCCTTCATTAGAAACTTCATTTTTTAATATATCTAAAATAAAGTCATTTACAAATTCAGAACCTGCACTAGTGATTTCAGCTTCAAATAATTTATTTAATATTTCGTTTTGATTAATGATTTCTATCAATTCATTTAAAGTTATATCGTTAAATAGTGTTGATTTAATAATAACTTTATTAGTATTGAAATTTAAATTTTCAGCATATACAATTACAGATTCATCTTCACTTAACATAGATTTTAAATCGCCAAGTGGTTCTAAAATAGCACCTTCAGAATTTGCTTCAGATAGAATTTTATATACGAAAACATGATTTCCCATATCTCCTAAAATATATTCTTTTTTATTAGCAATAGAAGATATATTTTCTACTTTAGCAAAAGATACATATTCACCATGTTCTGAATCTGAGCATTTTACGCCAATATATAAATTTCCATCAACAATATAACATTTATCTTCGAAAGATACTCCATTTAAAATTGTATAAGTAGAATCATTGTTCATTCTTATTAAAGTACTTTCATTTGCAGCTGTTTTATCTACTAACATTAATAAAGTACCATTATTTAATGTAGCAGTTTCAATTTCGCTAATATCATCTATAGATCCAATTACTGGATAAACTTCTTCTGAATAAATATCAGAAACATTATCAACTGTTGCACTATCAACTGCTACAAATTGTATTGTATATGTTTTTGCTTCTGTCTTATCATCAGAATCTACTTTAGATGTTATTTTGATATAATCATTTAATACGGTCATATCTTGAGGAATTGCTTTTTTAAAGTCAATAGCTCTAGGTAATTTACTGTCAATTTTTTCATCTGCTGATGCACAAGATAAAACTCTATATTTCATATTTGCATCTTGTAGCATAGAATAAACACCGTCTGTAATAGAAACAATTCTATTAGGATCATCCATAGCAGTTTCTCTTATTCTAGGTGTAAGTTCTTTACCTGTAGAATCTATTCGTTTTTCTGCTTTAGCAGTAATAGCAAAACCAGATCCTAAAGCTTTATATAAATCAAATCCAGATATATCTGCACCTTCATAATCAATATCATTTAGAGCAAAAGCTCTATCTGGAATTTCTGTATTATCTAAGAAATCCCAATCATCAACCATAGTGATATCTACATCATATAAAATATCACGTAAATCAGACATATTTTTTGCATAGATAGGTAATGGCTGATTTACATCTGTATTAATAACTAATGTGCGATAATAAGGATCTTCAAATTTAGTGAAAGGTTTTGTTGTACCAGACTCAGTAGATGATATAGTAAATTTCTTTTCTGTAATGTTCTGACATAAAGAATGATCTCTACCAATAAAATAAACTCCTGGATAGATAACACCTAAAGGAAGTTTGCGTACTCCGCTAGAATTAGTTACGTCATTGCCTTCTTCGTCTACAATAGACAATTTAAGAACATTATTATTAGCATGATAATTGAACATTTTAATTACATCTATTAAATTAGAATCTCTATTGTATCCATAGTCTTGATTTAATTTAATTTCTGTAGCTAATACAGCACTAGCGCTAGTTACATAGCCTTGCTTTTTTTCGGCAATAGTTGCTTGAGAAGCTGGTTTATAAAATCTTAAAGATTCCATACCAATTGTATTATCATATTTAAAATAACATTGTTTGCCTATATTCGTAGGGAACATACTAGATACACGGAGTTTATAATTAGAATCTATACAAAGATCAAAGTCTTTGTATAATTCTTTACCGCCTACACGTACAGCATAAATTGTTCGACAACCACGTTCCCATGCATCTTGAATATTTGCTACTAATGTAGCTTCTTGGTCTTTTTCTGCATCATATACTTTTCCGAATATATAAGCAGCATGTTCTGGAGTAAAGATCTGTGTAAGCTGATTTGTAGGTCCTTGAAATGCTGTTCCAATTATACAAACGGAATCGGTGCTTCCAAATTGACTAGAATCAAATCCACCAGTATAATCACTTTCTATTTGTGTAATTACACCTGGAAGTGTTTTTTCATTATCAAAAATTCCCAAAATAGTTCCTCCTTATATTTTTTTGTTAACTAGTGTGAATATTTTGAATTTCAGACTTGAATTGAACAAATAATTTTTCTGTAATTATTTCATATACTAAGCTTCTTACAGATAAAGATTGTCTATAATATGCTAAGTTCTGATCTGTGTATTGATTTTTAAACAATATTTCTGATATGCCATTTTTTTTGAAATAACCAGTATATTTGAAAAGTAAGTCTTCTAAATTATTAATTACTGCATTTGCTGTCTTATAATCACAAGCTAAAATATTAAATTGTATTATTGTACTATATTTTTGTCCAAAAATATAGCCAGCTCTTTTATTATTTATATCATCAGTTATCTCTAGTATGTCTTCTCTATGTCTAGGTTTTAATTCGTTTAAAGGAGTTCTACTTATTAAATCGAAAAATATATATGAATTATCAATAGTTTCTTTTTGATCTATACGAATACGAGCTCCTTCATCAGGAAGAAATATTGCTTTTAGTTTCTTCATGGATTCACTTTTATTTATGAGCATACATAACATATTGATAAAATCAGATAAAGTGGCTGTTTTGTCTGATTTTAATGTAGTACTTTGATGAAACTCTTGTGAGTTATTTGTTACTATATGATTATTTTCTTCTTTACTTTTTAACATTAATTCAAATTCTGTAATTTGATCTTGTTTATTAATATTTTTATCCAACTTCTACTCCTATCTTTATACTACATTTTTCTAAACAATTTTTTGGCCATACTTCTAAAATGCAAACTACAATAATAGTACATGGATTATTAGGATCTTTATAAGGATCTATAGAAATAATATCGTAATTATAAATAACATAATCTAATAAACTAGATAAATATTTTTCTATCTTTTTATATATCAATAACCTCTGATATTCATTATAAAGACGACCATGAAATTCAGAAAAGTCCATTTCTCTTTTTATCATTTTAATAATTCGTTGAACAGTAACGATTTTTTCTATAGAAACATCTTTAAAATTTAATAAATTTTCAACAGTAGTATCTATATCTGTATGATTTTTAAAATAAGCAAAATTATATGTATCATCATATTGATCTATAAGAAATAAAGCTGGACCAAAATTAGATGTCGGATATAAGCTTATATCTGTAGTACATAATGCAATAGCCAGTATTAAATTAGACATAGTATAATTTTTTAAATTATTGGCAACAAAAATTAAATTTTCTTTACATTTGCTAGACACAACATTATTAGTAATTTCTTTAGATAAAAAATTCATATCTTTTAAATATGCTAATTGATCTTCATATAAATTAGCATGCTTATCAGTAAAAATAAAAATGGAATCATTATTATTTATTTCTTTTAATAGATATTCAGCATAATATGTTTTTTTATTATTATTATTTTTATCATAATAATAATCAGATAATAATGTATTTATAGGAGCTATGTATGTAAAATCATTTTGCTTTAAAGTTTCTATTATTAAAAAATAATCATCATTACTTTTTATGTTTAATAAAAATATATCTTCTACTCCATTATTCTGAGCTATCTTAAAAGCATTAGATAAATCGCTATCTCCATAATTATTTAATACATTATTATAATCATTGCAATATGTTATAGTATTATAACAATAATTAGTAGAAGCTTTTCCTATAATAAGAAGATTAGAATGTTTATTAACAGCTATTTCTAAAGAATTAGAATTTAATACACTTAGTATATTAGACATTTTTATCACTACCTAATATATAATTAAACATTTTTAAAAAAATATCTTTATTAGTTTTTTTAGGAGCTGTAAGATATCTATAATATGTTGGCTCATTATCATTACATCTCTCTTCATAACAGTCTTGTATTACATCGACAGAGTTTTTATCTATTAAAATATCTCTAGGATTAGCTTTTATATTGTTTAATGTATAATATGTACTATATAAAGAAAATTCTGTAGCTACTCCTTGTCCTGTAATACTTACTCTAAATGGTTGTCTAGCTGCGGTAATTTTTCTTATTTTAATTTTTCTTCCAGTTCCTAAACATTTTTTACATTTAGGATTTGGTTGATTAGTAGTAAAATCAACACATGTACATTTTATATCTTGATCTCTATATATAATCCACATTGGATAAGAAAATTTTTTAATAACTTTTTGTATATTATTATTAAAAGAAGGTTGCATAAATTAATTGCTCCCTTCTGGCGGAGTACGAGTAAAATCGTTTAGAATTGTATCTACTGTTGTATGACTAACGTCACTATTAGTATTAGATTTAATACCTATTCTAGTAACTACAGGAGCTACTCGTCCTTCGTTATAATATCCTCTTATTGCATCTTGCCATTTGATTAATTCATCTTTTAAATCATCAATTAATTTTTGTAATGCATCTAAATTAGATGATTCTTCATATGTGGCTACATCCAATGTGTATTTAGAACCGTTTTCATAAGATTTATCTACAATACCTCGTAATAAACAATCTAACGTTACTTTAGTTTTTGTAAATTGTTCTTTTGCAAAATCTACATCATCGCTTGATGAAACTACTGAACCACCTATAAAATCTGCATAATTAGAAGCGTCTTTAATATATGTAAGAAGATCTTTATCTGATATATTAAACTTATTAATTAATGCTTTAAGACTTTTTAAAGTACAGTACATAGGAGAAACAGCTGTTAAGATATTAAAAGTTGTTTCAGGAAATATTTTTTTGTTATCTTTAGTTTTTATTCCAGATATTTTTATTCTATAAATAGAATTATCTTTTATCTTTGAAGGAATAATACTTAAAATATTAGAATCTATCATATCAGTATCATAACTAACATTTTCATACATTTTTATATATCACTCCTTATTATTTTGATATTCATATCTGTAGTATCAATATCTTCATCAAATACAAAATCAAAAGATTTAGAAGGTGTAATTCCATTATCTGGAAAAGAGAGAATTTTTATTTCTTCATTATCGACAATAAGCATATCATCGTTAGAACTATCTTCATCATTATCGTCAGAATCATTATTTGATTTATCATCTATTAAAAACGTAACTATATCAGACCAATATCCATATTCATCACCTTTTATAGATCTTATACGTAAATAATATTGGCCATTTTCTTTTATTTTTGTAGAGAATTTTTTCTTAGATGATATAGTTGTTTTTATAGGATTTAAATTAAATAAATTATTTTTATCTATTTCTAAATAAAAATTGTTTTCTAAAGTATCTCCTATTTCTTCCCATTTGCATGTGAAATTATTAGATATTTTTTGATAATTTGATGGATACAATATTTTAATTTTAGAAGTAACATCTGTTTTAAAAGAAAAATTTCTAATTAAAGCAGAATCTAAATTTACTCCTGTAATAGATGAAATACCAGGCTGTATTAATAAAGTATATTCATCATTAGGAACGGCCCAATCATCTAATTTTAATTGTATAAAATCTCCATGAGTTATTAAATTATAATTTACTGCTTTATTAGCGTTTAATTTTTTATCTAAATAAACTAAATAAATATTTTTATGATCAATAGTATCAGGATCTAAGTCTAAATTAAAATATATAAAAACACTTTGTTCTTTAAAACTCGGCTCTACGCCGATTATTCCAAATTCATATTCAGCCATTTTATTTCTTTTCTTCTATTTTTTTTATACTATCTTTATTATCATTTTTTTTTGTTCTAGTTGTAGTTTTAGTATTTTTTTTAGATTCAATATTTGTTGTCTCAATAACTTTAGATTCGGTTTTTATTTCAGCTTTTGTTGGTTCGACAGATTTTTCAGCCGTAACTAATTCAGATTTAGGTTCAGATTTTTTTATAATACTACCCTTAGTAAAAGTAGATACTTTTTTTAATTTTTTAGGAATATCTTCTTTTCCTAAAGATCCAGATATTAATTTTAATCTTCCAGATTTTATAGAACGTCTTAATTGAGTACAGTTAGTTCCAGCATAAATAATAGCTTCTGGTTTATTTAAAGTAAGATGTATTCTGCTTAATTCATCATAGTATCCAACTTGACCTTTTGATAATCTAATGACTGCTATTTGTTCCAAAATATACAAATCCCTTCTATTATTATTTTAAAAATATAGAGTGGACTATTAAATCCACTCTATATTTTATTTTTATTATATTATTATTTTTTAATCTAAGTTCTGAATACGTAGTTCTGGTGGCAATGGATAAGTTGGAGCAACAGCAATATTTCTAGCTACTGTAATACCTTTACCATTGTCTAAAATACCTACACCATAACGTTCTTTAACTTTTAACATACGCATATCACGTTCTGGATCATTCCAATCATCAGTGCTTAATCCTTCTCTTTCTACTATGACACCAACTTCAGAACGATCAATACAATACATATCAAAACGTTTTTTAAGTTTATCAAATCTAACGAATGGGCTAAAGTTTATAGCGAGAGGTACAGGAAGTCTATTTTGAACCTGATCTGGACGCATAATTAATTTCTGAGGACCTTCTTCGGAAGATAAACCTGCAAAACCTGGTGTACCTTGAGTTGCACCCCATGGATGAACTTGATTACCACCAAATGCACCAAATGTTAAACCATTACCAATCATAGAGTTACGAGCAAAAATTACCCAAGTTAATGGATGCATGATTATATCTGTTGGAACTCTATTATTACCCATTAATGCTAATACTAAATCTAAGAAGTCTTCAACAGATAAAGTGTCATTATAAGAACCATCAGCGTCTCTACCAGTTGTACCTGCTTCTGGGAACTGTTCTCTTTTATCATTATCAAATAAAATATGTCCATGATTAGAAAAAGCATTGAAACAGTTTTCTTCTTTAAGTCTAGCCATAGCTCTACCCATTTTACGTACATTAATTCCATATATATCCCAAGAAGAATCCTGAATTGCTTCTTCAGAAATAGTTACTTTAAGACCGTATTTTTTTACTCGGATTTCTAACTGTCCATTTTCTACAGTATTGAAATCTAAGTTTTGTTCATTGTAGCGTCCGCCTTCTGTAACTTCAGATGCGAAAATTTCTCCAACTACTGGAACCACATATACGGCACTATTATTACCTTCAACGTGTATAACATTCATAAATTTAGAAGCTAAATATTCTGGTTCTGCTGCTTCTCTTAACTGTCCTTCTATAACTTTTGGAATTAAACGAACAGTATCTGTACTCATTAATGCTTCTCTAATAGTAGCACTACCTTTAGAATAATCTCCGTATATATTACGAATCATTTTTTCTGTTAAATCAAGTGTTTTTTGATTAACAGAAGGTCGTTTATCTGTTTTACCAGATTCAAAATCTTTTTCTTGTTGTTCTATTGCTTTACGTAAATTCTGTACGTTACTTAGCGCTTCTGCAAAATTCATTTATGTAAACTCCTCATTTCTTTTATATTTTAAATTTTATTTTGTGAAAAGAACTTTTACACTACCAGCAATACCGTCCCAATCTAAATAAGTAGGTACGCCGCTCATTCCACGTTTTTTATATTTAAATTTGACAGTTACACCGCCATCTTTATCTCTTAACAAATTATCAGCTTCTGTTTTGTTAGCAACTTCGAGCATAATAATACCTTGTTCTTCATTGCAGTAAGTAACTTTAAATATATCACTATTTACTTTTGCTCCTTTTGTACAATTAACAAAAGAATCGTCACTGATTGCAATTTGTAAAGAATTTGGTTCTATATTTATATCTAATGTTCTAAAGTACATAGGAGAATAATCTTTACCGCCAGCATAGTGAATATAACCAGCAATTGCAGGTTCTACGTCACGGACTACGGCATTATGACCATCTGTTAATCCAGGAATACCTAAATTATCATATAAGAATTCTTGATTCATACGTGGATCATAATTGTCTCTACGTCCTATAGAAGCAAGCATATGTAAGTCATGATTTAAATAATTTTTATCATATGGATATCCAGGGTACTTACCTTCGCTATTAAATGGAGAAGAATTTACAGCATCTTCGCCATGACGATTAGTTTTAGCATAAAGAGCAGGATTAAATTCATCAGAATTTAAACGATCTTCTAGTGCCCAAGTAGCCCATTTAGCTGCACCTTCTGGAACAATTTCATGATTAACAGAATAAACTTGTCCAATAACCTGTTGACGTTCCATTTCGTATTCAGCAATATCCATATCGGCAACTTCAGTTTCAATAGAGAGTGGAGAAATTGTAATACGACCATTTTCGTCTGATTTAACTAATGCACCTGGAAATAAAGCACCATATGCACTGCCCCAAGGATTTTCTTCTGCTTTATCTTTATAAACAAACCAAGGGAACTCTACCATAGCATCTGTTAAGATAGGGCCAGGAGCAATACCGTTAAATGCATCATCATCTCTAGTATATTCGTTTCTTTGAAGCATACCTAAAGGAATATTACCGGGACGAACGTCTTTTACTTCGATTTGTGATTTAGTTACTTTACCAGTAGTAGCACTAATAGAATATCCTGAAGCTTCTAATTGAGCATTTGCTCCTTTTGTAGCTCCATCTATTTTAAATGGGCGATAACAAGTTTCTTTGTATGTTTTACTAAAACCGCTTACTGGAATCCATTCTTTACCTATATTTAATACAGTTTGATTTTGACTAGCTGGACTTACAATAGCAGTAGCACTGTTGCTATGATTATTATATTTATCCCCAATAGCACGAATACGTACAGGAACGCCACCATTAGCAAGAGTTAATGTATTAAATTGTTTTTGAGATTCAAAATCTACTAAATCCATATTAGGATCAGCTGCAACGATACGTCCTTTAGGAATAACAATCTGGTTAAAACCGTAAGCAAAACCATATTTAAATAAAGTAGGTAGTCTGTAATCAAATAGATATTTGATATTAGGTACATCATGAGCAGAAGTGTTAAGGTTATTATTTGTACGATTTACACGATCTGCATTATCTCTATAGCCAGGCAAACTTGTCTGAAATACTTCGCCTCTAGCACCTGGCTGTAATTTTTCTTGTGTTGTAAAATCATTAGGGTATATTGCCATTATTTACATAATCTCCTTATCTTTTCTTATTAAACATAGCAGTTAAAATTTGTTCTAAGCTTTCATCAAAATTAATTTCTTTTTTGTTTTTAGATTCTTTATGTGATTCTTGAACGTTTGTTGAATGTTTAATTGGACTTTTAACAGATCCAGGTTTTGGTAAATTATCATTCATTTCTTTAGCTTTGTTATTTACAATAGATAATTCTTCTTTTAAATCTTTTATAGAATCTTTCAATGAATCATCTGTTCTATTTTCTAATAAATCTAAATTAATTTTTTCTTTACCTGTAGCCTGTCGTAAGTATTGAAAATTTTCTATTATATTAAGTCTCAATTCTTTTTTTGTTTCAATTAATTCTGATTCTGCACCTTCTCTTAATTGAATTTCTTGTGTTTTTTCTTCTTTTAAAGAATCTATATTATTGTTTAATTCAACGATTTTTTCTTTTAAAGATTTTTTTTCTGATTCTAATTCAGTAATTTTTTCATTTAATTTAGTGATAGATTCTTCAGATTGTTGTAATTTTTCTTTAAGAACTTTAGTATCTTCCAAATTAGTTTCTCCTTTTATATTTATTTCATTATCGTTTAAGGATTCCGATATTGGTTTATTATTATTGTGTGTAGAGGTAGCAGGATATGCTCTAATATTTTTAGAGTATGCATCTGACGGCACAATAACATAACTTAATTCTTTAGCTTCTATGGAATACATATCCCAATAACAAATTTCTTTTTTCCCGTTAATGCTATATTCTTGTCCACGTTCATGTCCACAGCTACTTCCATCTTCCAAGTGTGCTCCGCAAATACTACATCTTACATCATGTGCTATAACACCAATAGAAGTTGTAGCAAGTAAACCATTTTTTATTTCTTTTTTTGCTTGTTCATTTGGTATATTTATAGTAAAAACAAGCGCAGGTGTATTAGATAATGTATTACTTTCTTTATATTTTACGTTAATAATTCTACCAATAGTTTCACCATTTTCTTCATTATGATGTTTAATTACTGGTTTTCTATAAGGTTTTGTCCAAGAAGGTATACTATTTTTTAAGCATTTAGGCATATATCTAGTAAAATTTCTTGTTGCATAAGGATAAGCATGTATACCTTCTACATCAACCATTAAAGAATCTGGTTCTATGGTTGCAAAACTATCATTTGTTTCATTAAAAAAACCTTCTGTAAAATTAACGTCAATAGCATTACGTGTAGCATTAAAATTATTATATCCAGCATATTCACGTATAATTATTGCCATTTATTTGCTATCTCTCCTTTCTTGAAAAATTTTACATGAACAATAAGCATTATATGGAGGTATATCATCTAAAGTAAATTTATTAGTATCTATAATAGTTTTATGATTTTTACTATCTTTTTCTGAATTAAACTTTATGTATACTTTAGCTATATGTAATTGATGGCAAGCTTTTACATAAGCATACCAATATGATTTAAGTACAATTGATTCTGATAGAAAACGAATTCTGTATTCTATTGCATCAAAAATAGCTATTTTTTCTTCATTAGACTTAGCTTCATTTTTAATTTTTTTATGTATATCTTTAAAAATATTGTTTAATGTTTTATTCATTTTATTAGTTAATTCACTAATAATTATTTTTTTATTTAAAAATATATTTGAATTTGAATCTTTTAAAGCTTTTAACATACCATTACTTGCTTCTGCTTGTATTCGATTAGCTAAGTCCTTTGATATACTATCTCTAGTTAATGCTAAAATAGTTGTGATATCGCTATTGTCTTGCTCACATATTTCATTACGTGCTACATGATATCTTTTATACACTGAAGCAAAATTTTTCTTATATTTTTCTATATTTTTTTTGGTTTTTTTTGATAAAGATTCTTTTATGTTAACAGAACTTGTGCCATGTTGATTGGTTGGAGATATTGTATTTTTAGCGGTTCCAGAAACTTTTTGTTCTTTATCCGGTCCACTAGTTCCTGTATTTGATGATACAGATGATGTAGTATTTTGTCCTAATTTAGCTTGAATAAGCTCCAATGCATTTTTCTGTTGAATCATATTGGCATATAATAAGCTTTCATCAACATTATCTGATCTAAGACCAATTTGCTGTCGCATTTCTGCAAATGAAATGCAATTACCTTGAAATTGATTTAATGCATGAGTTTCCATTTTGACTTTTGTTTCTAAATTAATTTCATTAAATTGGAAATGGACAATATCTTGTTTGTTATAAATAGGATTAAATCCACCTTCTAATAAAAGTTCATTAAACATAAAATTTTCTATAAAAATAGAAATAGTTCTTTGAATAAACTTTACAGTATTATGTACTTGTTCTTCCATACTATCTGCATCTTGTTTTGCTCCTCCACGTCCCATCATAGCTTCAGAAACATTTAATGCAGAAAAAACACGTTTTTCAAAATATGATAAATAACTACTTACATCAATTGCTTCTCCTTCTGCACCAATGGATTTAAAATCAGTTCTTTCATTTGTTATGATAATACCATCATTTTGCATTTTTTCAATTTCTGTTTTAGCATCATCAATTTCTTTATCTGTTGCCATCATTCCAGTTTCTGGTATACCAATTTTCATTTGATATATTGGTATAGCAAAACGATATATTAAATCTAATACGTTACCTTCTATTTTTCGTAATAATTTAATATCTTCTAATGCTGCAATTACATCTGGAGTGCCGAAGATGGATCCTCCGCCTTTATTTTTGTAAAAATGTATTACATCAGTACTTTTAAATGTTGTTGTATCACTTCCAGACTCTTGTTGATATTGTTGAACTGTCCCATTAGCATCTACTTTAATTTGTACAGTAGACGGATCTAATCTAAAATAACCACCAACAGGTTTTTTATCTAAAATACCTTGTGCTTGTATTCCACCAAGTTGATTGGTGTCTACACGAGATTTTACTAAAAAGGCATTAGAGTAATAAACTAAATCTGTAGCTATTTGTTGTAATAAAACATCTATTGGTATATTTGTTGTAAAACTCATCATTCTTAAACGTGATTCAATATACTCTGCTGCTGAATCATTTTCAGATACTATATTATATCCAGCTTTAAAGATTAATTGAGAATATTTTCTTAAAGCTATATTTAAATATGAATCAGATTCTATAGCATTTTTTATTTCTGATAAGTCATATTCTGGAGAAGCAAAATCACCAGATGAATCTCCTCCAGAAAATCCAACAGCTTTAACAACAAAATTTTTTAAATTAGCATTTGTTATTTGTTGTCCGCTACTAGTCTTTGTTTTATTAGATGTGGCAGGAGCTTCAACAATATTTTTTTTCTTTCTCCAAAACATTAATTTTGTTAAATCCATTAATTGCCACCTTTGTTTTCACTATTATTTTTATTTTTTATAGATTTTATAAAATAATCAGTAAGATTATTATTATCTTTTGATGTTATGTTATTTAAAACATCTTTTATTATATTAGTAGTTTCTTTTTTAGTATCTTCATTTTGTTTAAGAGCTTCTTCAGCTTTCTTTTTAGCATCAGCATTGTCTCCAACATATGTATCTCCAACAAACCATTCTGGATGTTCTTTTTGTAGCTTTGCAAAATCATCATATTTTTGCTGTTCATTACTAGAAGTTTCACTAGAAGATTTATTAGAAGATGATTCAGAAGAAGTGTTATTAGAAGTTGTTTCAACTGGTTTACTCATATCATTTTCTATATTATTTGTTTGTTTATTTAATTCTTCTATTTTCTTAGTTTTCGTAGAAACAAAAATATCTATGCCTTCTTTTAACATCTTTCCTTTAGCCTGAGCTTCGTTAGTTACTAATGAAAGAATTTCTCCAGTAACTAAAACAGAACTATCAAGATATTTGAACATATTATATAAAGATTGTTTATAGCTATTATCATATCTTTTTTTACTTTGTACTAATAAAGTATTAGAGCAATTATTTAAATAGGTTTCACTATCTCCATATTCTTCTGAATAATAACGTTCTCTTTCTTGTTCAGAAGCGTGCCAACTTCTTATATGATTTAATGTATTATCTACATTATGTGTTAATTTAAATAATCTAGTTTTTTGATCTCTTAATATTTGAGATCTAATAACATGATCTTTTAAATGTAATAGATTTTTATCATTTATATTAACAGCATTTCCGTCAAAATCTTTAATTAAGTTTTTAATATTCATTACTCCACATTCTTGTCCGATTGCTAACATTTTTTGAAAATATTGCTGAAGAACTATTTGCAATTTTTGTAAATAATATTCATTTAAATCCAATGTATCTCTTTTATAGTCTTCCTGAGCGATTTGAATTAAGCTTTTAGGTTCAACAAAATTAATATCTATATTAGTTTTGTTTGGAAAAAAGTCAGGTAAATCTATTAACTCATTATTTGTAACTTCATAATCCTCAGTAAAATCTATATTATTATCATTGTTAATATTATTATTTTCATTATTATTATTATTAGAATCATCATTTATATCATTTTGTTCTTCGTTAGTACTATTATCTATTATTTCATCTGGCGGAGTTATGTTTGGAACTTTAATATCGTTATCTGTTTCATTATTTGTATCATCAGGAGTATCAGAATCATTATCTTCTTCGTTATTATTATTATCTTTATTAAAATGATATTCTTGTAATTCTATTAATTTATCAATAGAATCTTTTATAAATGCTAAACCATCTGGTAAAAAATCTATTAATGATTTTAATTCATTTAAATCATCAATTATATTAGTTTTATTTTCTACAATTGGTGTATTTTTTATTAAATCAGGTGTTTTATCGTAAAAAATACCTGAAGATTCATAATGACGTTCTAATTCTGTTTTTGGTACATATAAAAGATTATTTTTATTTAAATCAGTCATTTTTATCTCCTTATAAAAAAATAACGCTAAAGCGGAGGGGAACTTTAGCGTTTAATCTATATAGAACAGGCGGGAGAGTAACCTGTATCTATTAATTTTGTCTACCAAAGCGATCTGCCCTTAAAACCTACACCGGTTCTATTTCCCCATTTAGCAGTCTTATATCGTTGTGAATTACTGTTTATCTTAGGAGCTTTTGTCCAATAAGGTTTATCTCCTGGTAAATCATCATCATCATTTTTATTATGCGTATTATAATTTTTCCAAGGATTTTTAATAGGTTGTGAAATACTTTTAAAAGCATTTTTTACTCTATTAGCCCCTAAAGACGCTACACTATGTTTAATTTTGGTAGTAAATTTAGGTTTTTTTATTAAAGAAGATAATTGAGGAAACTCTAAAACAAAACCTAAATGTGCTAGTCCAAGAGCATCTACATAATGCTCATTTTTTGAACTATATATAGGTATACCAGATTGAGATACTCTTTCTACTGCATAATCGACTAATTGTTTATGTAAAATTATATCAAATGGAGATAATACAATACGTTCTCTGTCAAAAGATACAGACAATTGATTTACCATAAAAGGCTTCATTGGTTCTTTTGTTTTTTCTTTTGTAACAGGATCTATTATTTCTATTGTATTTTTAAATTGCCATCCTTTAACTTTATTTTTTAATCCAGAGGAAGGATGTTCATCTCCATATATATGTAATCTTTCTAATTGATAATCTCCATATCCTCTATCAACATAAATCCAACTAGGTTTATAAATATCATTTAATTCTATTATCATTTTTACAGCATTATCTAAAGTGTATTCTCCTCTAGGCACCTCTATACGTTTTATTACCTTAAATTTTCTTATATCTACATCAAAATCTAAAATAATTATAGAACTAGAAGCTTGATATTTATCAAAATCGACTCCCATACATCTAAATGGATTATATGGCGGTAAATTATTTCTATCATATATGTATTCATCTGGATAATTTCCTCCAGATAATTCTATTTTTCTTTTATCATTTTCTGTTAATTTGTCATATGTATAATACTTAAAAGTTAAAGCTTTATCTAGTTTGTTTTTATCAAAAACACCTGCTTCTTCAGTTCCAAATATAGCAAGTATTTCGTGATCATATTGAGATTGAGTTAGTTCTGCTCTAAATTGATCCTCCATCTGTTGATTCCAGTTAGGATTATGCATAGATGGATGATAATGATGTGAATATCCGAAAGATTTATCGGTACACATTCTATAAAAAGTACCACGTTTACCAGTCGGAGTAGAACTTGCAGTTATACCAATATCAGAACGTTCTCCAGCAATCATAGCAACAGTAGAAAAATCATTTTCTGCCATATAATCTATTTCGTCTAAGAATATCCAATCTGCTCTTTGTCCTCGTATTGATGCTGCTCCTTGTCCAGAAGAAGCTCCAGTAGTAAAGCCCATTATAGTGGAGCCATTTTTAAATTCTATCATATATGGGCTATTCTTCATTCTGACAACATCATTTTTAATCAAAGGACTATCTTGAATGATTTCTCTCATTCTCATGAAAATCAAATTAACTTGATTTTCGTATGGAGTAACATAAAGGATTCTAAAGTTTTTATTAGTACATACTTTATGAAGTCCTTCTACTATCATTGTCTCTGTTTTTCCAGTATTATGCGTAATAATATCATTTGCAATAAAATTATGCGTATTAGAGACTGTTAAATCATAGGTATCAAAATCTCCAATATACTTTATAGATTTTATTTCTTGCCATTCAATATCACCATCTATTAATAATGATAAATCTTGCATATCTAAATGTTTAGCTATTAGTTTAGCTCTCTGTTTTTGTAACTTATACTTTTCTAATCTTAGTCTACCATTTTGTCTAGTAGTATCTTCCCATAATCTAACTAAATCTGCTTTTGTTACTTGTTTAGACTTCATCGTTGATATTATTTCTTTGTTAATAACCTTTGGCATAAAACTGTCTAAATCTAGTTTTTTGTTCACATCATCAACGACTTTTTGTAATGCTTTTTCTTTTCCATAGATACCAATTTCCTGTGCAAATATATTAATAGATTTTTTATCATATATTCCTAAATTCCAAGCTTTTTGTGTTTTTTTTGAAATATTACTTTTTATTCCAAATCTTAATAGTAGATGGCTAATTTCTCTAATTAGCATTTCAGAATTAGAGGCATATCCTATTTCACATAACCATTTTTGATTGCGATAAGAAGACGATGCCCAACCATCTGTAGCAAAGAGCCTAGATAAAAATAATGCAATCTGTTCTTTTTTTAACTGAAAAATTTTTTTAGGAATTATCTTGTTATCTGCATTACGATTGTAAACATCATATTGTATTAATAGATTTTTTACTTTGTTTGGATAAGTACGGTTATACCTAAACTTATTTTTTCTAATAATAAAATCATATTGTCTTTTACTAGAAGGGTATTGAAATAATTCACAATCATAATTCTTAACAATTTGTTCCATTTCTAAATGTTGAGCGCTATTGGGGATCTGAGTAAAACGTATATTTTTATTTTTACAATTACCATCTCCTATCATATAGGCTAGTAGTTTAATATCGTTTATATCTATAGACTCATTTCCAAAAAAATCTAACTTACTTGGTGTAGCTAACATTTCTCCTACTTGTAAGTTTTTTAATTCTTTCCATCCTTCTGCTGTAAAAAATGGATGATTGTCTGTGGCGTCAATTTGTTTACCACCTTTTAAAGTAAGACGATAAACTGATTTTTTACCATTAAAAGAAATAGGACAATCGTTTTCTATTTGCATTTTATACTCGTTATTCATAGTTGCAACAGACGTTTTTCCTATGGAATATAATGACTCTACAGAATTCATTTCTCCTGTTATAGGGTTAAAAATTCTAATCCATCCAGGAAGACATCGTCTTCCACATTGATATACTTTACGAACACTTCGATCTCTAAGCATTTCTGCTTGATAATCTCTAGCTTCCCAAGGTCCTATTTTTTTTGTTTTAGGATCAGATATTTTAATAAATGTTCTTGCCCATAAAACTGGATCATTTTTTATTTGTTTTAATTTTTCTATTTCTACTGGTGTAAGTTTTGCTATATAAAATCACCCTCTTACAATTTTAATATTGATCTTCTAATGTAATATATGTATTTGAGGGAATTCCTCTTAAGCGATTTAAAGTAGTAGATGTAACATAAATTATTTTAGATCCATTAGTAAACAATATCTCAAAAGGATTAAATCGATAAACATGATTAATTAATGAAGTACTATTTTTTAGAAATCTATTAGTTTTTTCCATTATATTTTTTATATCAAGAAAGGTATGCAATTTAAAGACTATAAGAGAATTGTTTTTATTAAATGCTTCATATAAAGATTTTATTATTAACGCTTCTGTTTTTCCTTGTTGTCTTTTTTTATCTGAAACATATGTATCATAAGAATATGTCTCTAAAAAAATATGTTGATATTCATTTTTTGGAGTCCATTTTTTATTTTTATCATCTCTTATGTTATTTTTAGCCCATATTGTAATTCTATTTTTACTATTTTTTTTAAAATAAGATACTATTTCCATAAAACTCTCCTTTTATTTTAAAACGGATTACTATATAGTTGAGCATTGGTTTTTTGTCCTTTAGTATCAGCAGCGTCTAATACTGCATTACCCATTCCTAATACCATACCAGCACCAACAACATGTCCACTATAAGCATGTACATAATCACGAATACCTGGACCATTTTGTGCTTCTTGTTGTAATATACGTGAAACATCATCTATATTTTTTACATTATCGCCAAAAGTACTATAAATATCATTAATCTGTTTAGTCTTATCTACCTCTGATAGATCAGCATTGTCTTGTATAGCTTTTATTTTTGCCTTAGTTCCATTAAGTCTATTAGCTAAGCGTTTGCCCATGTAACTAGAAGCTCTATTATCACTACCGCTCATTGCAGCAAAATCGTTAGCAGATATAGGACCAGATTGGAGTGGTTGCGTAGTATTTGAAGTTGATTGTTTATATTCTTTAGCCCCATTTACAAAATTTTTCCGTTTATTGTCTACTGATTCTTCTGATGGTCCTATGACATTTTTTCTAATATGTCCAAAACCACTAGTATCTGGTTTTGAGATAGGGGCTTCTTCTATAGTATGATAAACATTACGATATTTTGCGAAATCATCCCATGAAGCACTACGTCTTTCTTTAGTGAGAAAGTTACTATAATCACCTTTATCAAATGAGTTTAATATAGTTTTTCGTTCTGAAGGTTTATATTCAGATCTATCTAATACGTATTTTAATGCTTTTCTTTGATGTTGAGGGTTTTTTATGTCTAATTTACTAACGTATTTTTTAAATTTATTAGGATTAAATTTAGGCAATTTATGTCACCTACCTACTATCTCATCATATATTTAGCTTCATTGCCTAGCATAGCTTGTTGAATATTATATTTACTACGTTGAGCAATAGCCATTCCTGCTTGTCTCATTGTGTATGTCTGTTCGGTATCATTAAATTTTGCATTTTGAAAAGCTTGTTGTTTTTGCATAGCGCCTAATTGTCTTGAATATTGTCCATATGCTTGATATGCATCAACGGCTAATCCAGGGATTTCTTTAGCCATAGAATAAGCTAGATATGGAACAAATCCAACAGTAGAAGCTAGTGCTGCATCAAAAACAGCACTAGCAGTTGCCTTAGCAAAACCAGCACCTTCTTCTCTTTCTGTTTGATATGTGTCTAATGCTGATATACCTGAAAATGCAATATTTAAAGAAGTCATTTTATTAGATAAAATTGTTTTAGCTAAATTACCAACTGGTATAATCGCCATATTAAATCACCTTCTATCTGTTATTATGTAAAGCAAATACTAAATCTCCTGTCGCTCCACCAAAATCTATTTTATTTGATTTTGTATTTTGAAAAACAGGAGTGGCAGTAGTTATGTTAGTGTCTGTTGATCCCATATTTTTAAAAGAATTAGAATTATTAAAATTAGCCACCATTCCAAATAATGCAGTTCCTGCTAGAGCAACTTTGCCTCTGCCTGTTAATTTTAATTTACCAGATCTATGTTCTAATTGATTTTTAGTAGCATTATATACTGTTTCTTCTGGAACGTATTTTACTAAACTAGAAGAAAAATTATATATTCCTTTTGCAGCCTTTCCTATAGGATTACGCCAATCATCATATTTTAATGAATTAAGTACATTTTTTCCACCATAATATCCTAAATTAATACTTAATCTTCCTAATCCAGACGCTAATCCTATCGTTCCTTGTCCTAAAATGCCTGCGGTACCTAAGCTTAATTTTCCAATTGTTTTTCCTGTTTGCCAAGCTAGTTTACCTGTATTTTTAGCTAAAAAGCCTATTCCAGATAAAGTAGCATCACCAATTCTACTGCCTAAACTATCGTGTACAGTTCTTATATTTTCCATAATTAATCATCCATTAAAGAAGATCCAACATATCCGGCTCCAGCAATCCCTGCTCCAATTCCACCTACAACAGCAGCGTCAAGAGCAATTTGTTCATATTTTATGCCTTTTTTGTTTGCACCAGCATATCTATATCTTTTTGCAGCCATATTTTTAATATAAGCTCCTTCAGCAGTTGCCGCTTTATGAAGTTCTCCATATACATTTTTGCCCAATGTCATTACATTAGCTAATGAATCTTGAAGTCCTGCATTCCCGATATCTATAGTATTAATAGCTTCAGAAATAGTATTGCTTCCTTTAACTCCCATTTCACTTAATGTTCCTGAAACTATAACATTTTGTTTATTTAAAAAATCCCTTCCAAAAGCTCCTAATGCTGGAATAGGGTTATAAGGTTTTCCCATAATAATCTTCCTTTCTGCATATCATATTAGATAAACGGTATTCCCATTAAATCAAAATTACCATCGCTATCTCTATAAAGACCACCGCCTGAAGCTAATCGTCCAGCAGATGATAAACCACTATATCCTAATAAAGTAGAACCAGCTACATGAGTACCTATCTTACTTTTATTAAAAGATCCGTTTTGATTTAAATAAGACATATTAAATCTATTATTTAAAGACAAATTACTCATATAACCATCTTTATCTATAGAGATTTCTTCATTTTTATCATTATAATATTTGTTATCTTTTTTAGTAATTCTAGCTCGTTTTAAATAAGTTTCATTCATATCAGAAGCTTTAACCTTATTGTGAGCGAATCTTAAGTTTTTAATCCCTTCTTGAACAATTTCTCTTGGCGATGTAGTAATTTGGTTAATAGTTTTATTACTATGTAATATTTGTCCTACTATTTCTCCAGCTAAAGACATACAATCATCTCCTTTTATTTTGTATTATAATTATTGCCTAATTTAGCAGAAGCGTATAAATTGTCAATATAAGTAATTGCTTTTTCTCTTATTTGTTCCATACAACAGTCTCTTCTAGCTTGAATAAAAGAACCTTTATTTTTTATTTCTTTTAAAGAATAATAACGTTCTATAGAGTCGTTAGACTCATTTGCTATAAAAATACAACCATTTTTAAAATAAGCTGTAATTGTTGTGTCATAAGGAGTTTCTTCTGTTTTGATATCAATTATGAAGTTATTTATTACTTTATCAAAATCATTATCAATTCCTAATAAGTGTTTATCGTAATATTCTTGATTTATAATTTTTTCTTCATTATTATCATATTTTATTTTGTATGTAGAATTATTTAATTTAATAATTTCTTTAATCAGTCTAGTTTCTATATATTCCATATGACCTTATTTTCCTCTTTTACATTGATTTTGTATTATCGCATGTTATAGGCGAATTATTATATATAAATGGATTTTTCCATTCAGTATATTCATTAGGAATTTTTTGAGGAATATTATGTATATATGGACTATAGTCATAATGATTTTGTTTTTCTAATAAAATTTCTTTAAAAAAATCTATTATGTCTTTTTTGTCTCCTTTAATATGTATTTTGTCTATTATAGTGTTTTTAAAAGAAATTTTATCTATTAATACTTCCATTCAACAATGCCCTTCTTTTATATTTTATCTATTAAACGATTTATTTCTTTTACTACTTTTCCGTCAGCTGCATCTATAATAGCTAAATATGCCATTATTTTAGATACTTCAGATGCATTTGCGGTAACTAATTTTTCTTTTAATTTTATTTTTGTTTCTTCTCTTTTTTGAGTAAGAGTAGTTGTAATAAAAATTTTAGCTATTTCTTTTAATATATTCATAAATTCCCCTTTTAAAATAATGGTATATTTTTTACAAAAGCACGTTCTTCTAATACTTTTAATTTTGCTCTCATGTAGATTAGTTGTTCATATAAAAGCTCGTAACTACATTTAGGCTTAAATGGTAATGTTCCTGCTTTATAAGCTTCTAGCATTCTTTCTAGACCTTCAGTTCTATTTCTGTCTTGGTAATATTCTGCTTTAAATCTTTTTTTATAGTCATTACTTCACATCAAATCAATGGTATCTTTTAATTCTATATTCTTTAATCTTGTATCTCTCAATTTCATAACTATTTATCTCCTTTAAAACCATTTGCAGATTGAAGTAAAAACCCTAAATATTCCCAAATTTTATTTTTAATACGTTTAATACAACATTGTTTACCAATTTCCATATCGAAATTTTTTGCATTTACACATGTAGAAGCATCAGTAATAATGAATCCATTTTTACATATAGTCTGTGTTACAGTTGTTTTATCGCCCATTTTTATTGTTTTAATTTCTTCAATAAAGCTATCTACGTCATTTTGAGTGATTTTATCTTCTTCTTCTAATTGTAAATATTGTTTTTCAAATTCTTTTTTGGGGCACCAAGATATATATTTGTCTTTGTTTTGATAATAAATTTTATATCCATCTGCTCCTATTTCATATTTACCGTATTTTTTCCATGATTTACATGGTTCTGCTTTGATAAGCTTGACGCTGATGTATGTTTTCATCGACTATTCTCCTTTAACAGTATAATTTTCCCATTTTTTATAAACATCTACATAAGTTTCGTTTTCATTGCCGTTATGAGTTATTTCATAGTACATACCATCGCTAACTGTAGTGCTTACAAGAGCTTTCCAATTTTGTAATGTTTTACTAAACCAAACTACATAAACATCATTCATTGTGATTTGTTTATTATCTGTTTTATCGACATGACTATTAAAATACTCCATTACTATTTTTTTTGCTTGTTCTTGCATTGTTATTTCTCCTTCTTTTTTATTTCTTTTTTTAGATATATATATGTCATTTACATTTACTATTTCTATATCATTTATGTCATTATTAATACTTATTTTTCTTGTTTTTGCTTGTACCACTATATAATCACCTTAATTTTATATATTTTAACTATTAACAGTTAATGTAGATAATATTTCGGACATAGATTGTTGATTTTCTTGATTATTATTTTTATTATCTTTTCGTGTTAGCATCATTAATTGATAAGCTTCATTTCTTTTCTTTGATATTCTTTCATAAGCTTCCCATGCTTTAGACACTGTAGGTTGTTTTATTTCATCGCCTAATTCTGTTATACCAGTTGTTATTTCTATTACTGGAGTACCTTCTTTGGCCATTAATGCCCTACATCTTTCTAACATTATGTCATAGCCTATTATTTCATTTAATAAAGTTCGATCAGTAAAAGAAGTGCTATCTATATCTATGTCTTGAGCATAGCTACAAGCACTTTTTTCTATCATCGCAGTCTCTAAAGGACAATATTCTCCCTCTGGAGCTAAATCATATGCTAATAATTTACAAGTGTCAGAATATGGACATTGTCTAGATTTGCAAATCAAAGGGATTTTAGCATACATTCCGGTCTTAGTTGATAACATAGCCATAGCTGCTTTTTTTGCTTCTAATCCTTTATTACTATAACCCCATATATTATTATCTTTTATTAATTGCTTTTCTAATTCTTTTCTATTGTCCACATCTTTTATTTGTTCTACATCATTTACAGCCATATACACTCCTCTAGTTATCTTTTATAAATATTTCATCAAACTTAAATTCGTATGCAATATAATCTTCTTCAGATACAAATGTTTCTTTATATACATTTATTCCATTTATTTTATATTTATCATTTTCAATTGTCTTTATTTCATCTATGTATTTAGGAATTTCTAAAACTCCTGTTCTATAGATTATTACTGGATTAGCATTAATGTCCTTTTTTCTTTCTACAGTAAAACGACCATTTAATTCTATTTCATTATTAATTTTTAAATTAGACATATTATTTACCCTCCTTTAACAATTTATTACGCATTTTTTATCTGTAATAACAAAAAACCTAGTCAAGTATTTTAATTGATACTCAACTAGGTTTTTATTTTTATTTCATATTAAAATGGTAGGAAATCATATATAGTTTTAATTTTTATAAAATTTTTCTGAGGGTACCAGGTCTTATATGAAAATTTTTGATGTGAGAATTCTAGCCCCCGGGGTAGGTTCTCGTGTTGAAAATTTAATGAAAAAAGAAAGGAGATGGTACCCTTGGAAAAATTCATATGGATATTTAGAAAACCAATTGCCATTGGAATTTTTATTAGCTCACTTATTATTGGAACATCAATAGCTATAAAAATTTTGATGATAGATCGTATCGAAATAGCAACTAATGCTATAAAGATATGGTTTAAGTAATTGGTATAGGGCGATGCTACAACATTGCCCTTTTTCTAATTATCCACATAAATATTATAACATATTAATAATTATATCATACTAAATGATATAAAGAAAGAGGAGATTTATTATGAAAAGAATTGTTAATTTTATTAAAACTATTACTTTATTAATTATTATGTACGCATATGCGTATTTTTTAGTTGTTAAATTGTGCTACAACCCTAAATATAAAAAAGTCAGAATACCTAAAATATTAATCATTAGATATAAAAACAAAGCGTTTGGCGGAGAAACATCTGGGAGAGAAATAATATATCTAAATTTTTACAAAAATACAGATTTAAATATTCTCAAAAATAATATCTATCATGAATTTAGACATATGTGGCAAAGAGCATATCTGCCAGATGATTTTTTATGGTGGACATTATTTCATTACGATATTTATAAAAATGCAGATATTTATTATTATTCTACCATAGAAATGGACGCTAGGCGTTTCGCTAATTCTTTAGGGAAAAAAGATGATGATATTATCTTTAAATTATTACCTACTTGTGATCTTGATATTGCTTACAACGAAGGTCGGCTTTTATCTCTTCAAGCGTCTGTGTATTCTTATTTGCAAGCTCATGGAGATGATCTAAGTTGACTTCTCTCTCAATTATAGTACCTGGAGGAATATCTTCTACATGTCTTATAGGTATAAGATAATTTAATATTTTATTTAAAATTTTGTCAAGCATAATAAGACCTCTTTTCTTAATAGCATTTATCTTAAGTATATATCTATTAAGAGAAGAGGTCAATTTATTAAAAGAAAGAGGTTATTTTATTATGAAAAATTTAAAAGTTATCGCTATGGTTATCGTTATGGTTATTGTTATGGTTATTGTTGTTTTAAGTGGTTGCAAAACTGCCAATATTAATTCTGAAGGCTCTAAAGAAGAAATGCTACAAAATCATTATATAAACATTCTTTGTATATTAGAGAGTAGCTATTACAATACAGACAGAATGATTAATAATAAAGAGATTCAGTCTATAACAAAAGTTATTGTTGATTGTAAATCAAAATTGAAAAATAAAAATATTGAAACTCCAACCATAATCATCGTAGAAGGAGAATGTCCAGATTTAACATATAAAAGTATAAAACATTACAAAGAATATTATGTTAATTTTAATACAGGTAGTAATTGTGTTAGCTTTGATAAAGAAACTAATACAATTACTGTATATACGTCAAATGGTGTTGCTGACGGATTTGATGCAGTTGTTGGCATATCTAATTCAATAGATAAATTAATAAAATAATCACAATGTTCGTATCTTTTAATGAAAGGAGGTGATTCCAATGCACAATAAAAGATACGATAGAATGAAAGCCATTCTATTTGTAGTATTAATCCTAATACTGCTATGGAATGGCTTTTCTTCTAGTCATTTTAAATTCAGTGTAGACCTTGTTCACCCATCGTTTACTATTGAATTTGATAATGACAAATGCAACTGTAATTGTTGCTGGAAGAGAGAGGAGTAATCCTCTCCTTCTATCGTATATATTTATATTCTAAGCTAAGTTAGGTTAAAAATCAATCAGAAAGAAAGAGGTTTTTTATTATGTTAAAAGTATTAATTAATATTATCTATTTTATTTTATATAGACTAAAAAAGTCTCCATCTATTGGAGAAGTAATTGCTGATATTGTATATAGTGACAGATATGATGATATAAATAAAATATATCATCATATATCAAAAATATTTTGCATGAAATATAAATTATCTCATGTACCTAAACTTATTATAGAGGATATGGATACATGTATTGATGGTCAATATGATCATAATACATGCAAAATATATTTAAATAAACATAATGCTAGTTTAGATAGTATTATGGGAAAAACAGCTGTTTGCTTAACTATATTGCATGAATATCGTCATCATTGGCAATATCATAATTTAAAAGAAGAATATATGTGGTGGATTAACCATAAAGGAATATATTCTAAATTGTACAACGTTTGCCCTATTGAAATAGATGCTAATAGGTTTAGTAGATCAATAGGAGAAGATGATGATAAAATAATTTTTGAATCATTACCATTGAAATTATTCAAAAATTATTATAATTCAAAAGATTTAGATGAAGAAATTGAAGCAGAATATGCTCTTCGTAAAGCAATATATGCTTTAAATTCTGATTTAAATAAATAACAATATGGTTGAAACACCTTAAGAAAATAAAAAAGAACCTCATATACGGATGAGGTTCTTTTTGTTATGTCCGAAAGGAGATGATTCCAATGGACATAGTAAGATTGATAGAACTTTTTGTTTTATTTGTCTTTACTATTTTTACAATGGTATGTTTAATCATGCTATTAATAATAGTAAACAATACAACAAAACATAATAAGTTCAACCATCTTGAAGTTAAAGTTGAATTAACTAAATTGTTATTTCACATAACTTTAAAGAAATAGAATTTATTATGTATGGAGGAGTAGTGACTATCTCACTGCTTCTCCATATGTTCTATTAATATTATAAAACGGAGAAAAGCGGTAGTCAAGAAGAGAAGTCAGGTTACAAAAAAAATAAACAAAAAGAGGTTATTTATTATGAAAAACATTAATGAAACAAAAACTGTCAACAACACTAATGAAGGAGATGTTACTATGAAAAATTTTAAAGGCTTTGTTATTAAAACACGTGAACAATTTGATGAAATCGCACATGATGTATTTGGAGCTAGACAAGGAAAGGGATACAATACTTTTTTAATAAAAGTAGATAAAGGAGTAAAAAATAGAAATCAGAAACAATATGATATTCTTGACTTTAATGTTGAAATTTTAGCTCAACCATGGAATAAGGCTACTCCACATATAAATATACAAAAAGCTTTCGTTATAGATAAAATTTTGCCTATGACAGAAGACAAGAAAAATGTAAGAGCTACGTTAATAGAGCGTTTTACATTTGATGAGCTGCATGTACAGTGCATTACCCCAGAAGCAGCTGAAGTATTATTTTTAAATTACAAAAGAATATTGATAAAAGGTCAAGGTAAAAATATGCTAATTTGCCTTGAAGATAAAAACGGACAAATAATAGATATATGCAAAAAATGTATCGCTAATATCTCTTCTAATGCTGTTTTAGAATACGTTTTAATAGATAAATTGATTCCAAGAGGAATCTTCTACAACCAAGACGGAACATTGAAGGACGATGTTTTAAAATATGGATTGGGTGCAGATGATTTTGGATATCAGGTATCTAGTAAATCAGCTATAAAAAAGAAGGATATTTTGATTTATGAATCAAGCAATCCTGAAAAAACAAAAAACAGACTAAATTTAGTCTGCAATGGTGTTTACGATCAATTATTGAATAGTACTAGTTCTTCAAAAACTTACTTAACTATTGAAGAAATTACTAAATTAGCTGGCAGATTAGCACTATACATGCCACCAGCAGGACTTGTAGATCCAGAACAATACCATTTAAAATGTGTTGCTGTTTATACAAACAAATACAAAGATGATACTGGAAATGAATATATGGACGGTATGCATTGGGGAGCTGCTGAATCTTTAGCAGACGCATGTAATATGGTTTGTTCAGATAAATACAAAGTATTGCCTGGTGCGTGTGTAGGCGTTCATGCACAAGATAGACCATATACAGCTAATAAGTCTATGGTTGAATTTATGTATCGTAAGGAGTTATCGATGCATCTTCAAAACACAATTAAGATGACAGGTGAAGAACCTATTATTTTAATTAGAGGCAAGGTAACAAAAGAGCAACAACAGGCATTTAATGAAGCCTTAATTAGTAAAAAAGGTCCATATAAAAATAGAGTTGTAATTATTGCAGATCCTGATGTTAAAGATCCTATAGAGGAAATAGATTCTTTAAGCGATATAAATGCCTTAAAAACTTCTTGGGATTTAAACACTAAGACAAATTGGCATATCTTAAAATTCGTTCATCTAAAACATGGACATAATAATGCCAATATATCTGAGCAGTTACTAGATTGTTTATTTATGTCTGATTACGATCAAGCTACTAATTTTATGAAAAATTTGTTAGATAAAAAATTAGGCGAAATCATCGAACAAATTAAAACAGATCAGACAAATTATTATAGCAATACCGAATTAAACGGTAGTTTAAATTTGCCTGATAAATTAATGAGTATTGCTCCTGATTATATAAGAAATAAAAATAAATCTTTATATAGATCTTGGGCAAACACAAAAATGGAATCTGCCGTAAAAATGGTTAAGACTCTAAAAATAGCTGTATTAGGACAATATTTAACAGTATGTTCTGATAAGGCTACTAAATGGCACAATAAAAAAATATTAGGCATAAAAATAGATGAAAATGGAATGCCTTATATCGAAGTCGTGTGTAAAGCAGCAGAAAAAGAGGCAATAAAAAGACTAATTGCCATTAAATATCCTAAAATGGGACCAAAAGAATTCTTAAAATGTAGAGTGCTAACAGTTAAAGAATATTGCGACAGAGTCGAAAAGTCCGATTTAACAGATATTGAAAAAGAGTATCTTAAAAAAGATGTTCTTTTAATGTCTGATGGTATGATTATGATTCCGTCTATTGAAATCCTGAAAAAACAGGCAGCTGGATTGGATTTTGATATTGATAGTACGTCATGCTTCTTTGAAAAAGAATTGGTAGATATTCTTTGGAATACTCCAATGCTTGCTGTTAATATTGATGATTCTGACTCAGATTATGATTCTTCTGACGAATCAAAGATTAATCAGGTTGAACATATAGAAGATAACGGACACAAAAAATTCTTACTTGGTTCTAATGCAGGATTATTATCTTACTATTCTTATTGCAGTAATAGTAACAAAAGCGTTGGTGAAGTTACCATTATGAATAGTATATTTATTCAGCTATTTCATATGTTAGGTAAGCATGCAACTGCCATAGAGAAAAAGTTTTCTCAACAAGCTTTTTGCAGTATATTTGCTAATAAAGAATTATCTGCAATGGAGCTTGAAGATCCTAAGCTTTTAGGAAGAGAAGAAGGAGTAGGAATTAGAAAATTTGTAAAAGTTAATGATTCTATTTGCTACGGAATTCCTGTTCATACTGTAACAAACGAATTCTGCAATCAATTAATAAATGGTTGTAGATGCATGTCTTATGGTAAGAATTATATACCAGAAGCATTATTGTTGTTAACAGATATTGAAAGATACTATCAAGAATTAACAATAGATGCTGCTGGAAATGGTAAGAATATAACCATTGCATATAATGCAAATGATTTTGTTAAATTAAAAAGTCGTGAAAGCGAATTTGACGTAATCATTAACTGGGAAGGCAAAAAAACATCTTTTGACGGATACGCTGTTTCTGATGATTATTTTTGCAAGTTTGATGCAGGACAAACACGCAGAAAAACTACAAAATACTACGATTATGAAGAAAAAGCGACAAAAACGAAATTTATTTTTGAGCTAAAAGATACAACTCAGAAATTAAGAGAGTATGCTCTTCCTAAATTATATGAAATAGCAAGCTTACTAAAGAGTTACAAACAAGAAACTTGTACAGAATTAACAGACAAATATAATAGTCTATTAAACGATAAAAAATATATTGCTATAAAAGATGCTTTATATTCTTTTAGATTGATATATAAAATCATATCTGACAACAAAAGAGAAGAGATGAAGTTGATTGGTAAAGATGATGAAGATGGAAAAAAATATATTTCTAAGAAATATAAACCATTCTTTGAAGGCATGTCTAACAATGTAAGAACTCTTCTTAAAGACTTTTCTTTAGAAGAAAAAGTATTGCTTATGCAATATACTTCTGATAGAAAAATGAAAAAAGGTATCATAATCGTTGAAGAAGCAAATAGCAACTTTGTTCATAATATGATACCAGAAGAATTCTTAATGTATATTACTAAAGAATTTGGAGAAAACAGAATAACTGTTGATCCAATTCTTTATCATAAGAATATAAAGGAAGGAGATATAATTGATTTTGTTGATGGTGTTTGCATTAATGATGGGAAAACAGCAGTAGTTAAAGCAAATATTAACGGAGAATTTGTAATAGGATTCAAAGGTAAAACAGCTTATGCTATAAAATCTATTGAATCATCTATGATAATTCCAGAAATAACTAACGAAAGATTGGTTATGACTAGTGAGCATAATTGTAGTGTTAAAAATGTTAATGATGATAAAATCAACAATTATCTTTTAACAGGACAAACAGTTAATTTAATAAAAGCTAATATTATTACTGATAAAAGATCAAGACTAGCTAAATGTAAAGCTGGAACTTCGCTAGAAGAAAAACTATTGTATGACGGTATTAAAGGTAAGATAAAAACCTTTATTACATGTAAAAGTAGTCATAACAATAAAGTTAATAATGTAGGAGTTTTTATTGTTGAAAACATTGTTAAAAATGCTGTTGAGAATACTGTTAAAAATATCGTTGAAAATGCTACTAAAGAAGTTGTTAAAGATAAACCTGAATTAAAGAAAATTGTTAAAGATAACTTAAGCTTAAATAGTAAAAAAGAAGAAGATAATAAACCTTTGTTAACAAAAAGATTATTTAAATTAGACAATCTAAATAAAGAATCTTCTGTTAAAAAAGAAGTAAAATCTTCTTTAAAAGAAACTATTAAATTAAGTCTAGGTAATCTAGACAATAAAGGCTCTGTCACAACAAATGGTTGATTTTGACGAGAAATAGCGTATAATAATAGTAAGAAACAGTACCACCGAAGGAGGTAATTGGATATGCC